CAGAACATACTGAAAGATTAGTTGAAGTACCTAAAGTACCTCAATCATCTTTAAAAGAAAAAATAATGGGTAAAAAACCTATCAAAAAACAACAATTTGTAGGAGATAGTATGTTAAATGATTACTAAATGAAACAGCAGCAGGAGATACAAATTTAAATTCAGGAAATTCACCTGTAAGTTTATCACAACCTTTTGCAACAGGTGATCCTTTACCAATAAATACAGCAGGTATGCCTGACTCAGTAGCAAAAGCAGTAACAAGAGATTATAGTGGTTTAATGAATGCAATTAATAAGAAAAAAGGAAACTAGTAAATGGCAAACGTAAGAGATTATATAAGAATAAATCCTATAGATGTAAATAATAGGAGAGCAATTGGTGTTAGATTTCCTTTTAACGCTGAAGGTGTATTCTTTTCTACTTATGAAACAGCTGAACAAGTAAAAAGTAATCTATTAAATATAATATTAACAGAACCAGGAGAAAGAGTATTTAAACCTAATTTTGGTGTAGGATTAAGAGAGTATCTTTTTGAAAATTTTACAGATGAGGAATCATTAAAAGAAAAAATTAATAACCAAATAAAACTTTATATTCCTCAAATTGAATTAGTAAATGTAACTGTAGATAAATCACCTGATAGTCATGAATTATATGTAGGTATATTCTATAGATTAATAAACAATGGAGAAGAAGACGCTATACAAATTAATTTTACACAAGATAATAATTTAAGTAATTCTTCAACACCTTCACCTAGTGCGGGAGGAGGATATTAAATAAAAAAACATGGCTTATAATAAAATATCAAATACAACACCTATTAAAGATATAAAATATCTTAATAAAGATTTTAATTCTTTTAGATCTGATCTAGTTGAATTTACTAGAACATATTATCCTGATACTTTTAATGATTTTACAGAAGGATCTCCAGGTTTAATGTTTATGGAAATGGCTGCTTATGTTGGTGATGTTTTATCTTACTATGTAGACACTCAATTACAAGAAACATTTTTAGATACTGCCCAAGAAAGAACTAATTTATTCCATTTAGCATATACCTTAGGTTATAGACCAAAAGTAACATCAACATCAGTTACGGATATAGATTTATTTCAATTAATACCAGCAAAAGGAAATACAGGTAATAAAATACCAGATTTTGATTATTCATTAACAATAAACCAACCTTCAGTATTTGAAGCTTCGAATGGCACAGAATTTTTATTACAAAACCCAGTAGTTTTTAGTAATTCATCTTCTTTTAACCCAACAGACGTTAGTGTTTATTCTTTAGATGGAAATGATCCTGAATATTATTTATTAAAAAAATCAGTAAAAGCAATATCTGCTAATAGAAAATCTACAACATTTGAAATAGGAAATTTAGAAAGATTTTTAATTTTAAACTTAATAGATAGTAATATTATATCAATAGAATCTATAGTAGATTCAAATGGAAATGAATACACAGAAGTCCCTTATTTAGCCCAAGATACTGTTTTTGAAAATATATCAAATATACAAGGTACTAGTCCTACATTATATGAATTTTATGATGAAACACCTTATTTATTAAAATTAAAAAGAGTACCTAGAAGATTTGTAACTAGATTTACGTCTAATGGGGTATTAGAAATACAATTTGGTGGGGGAAGTTCAGACAAAACAGATGAACAAATAGTTCCAATACCAGATAATATAGGTTTAGGTGGTAGAGATGGAAGAAGTAAGTTAGACCAATCTATAGACCCATCAAACTTTTTATACACAGAAACATATGGTAAAGTACCATCAAATACAACTTTAACAGTTAATTATTTAGTAGGGGGTGGATTAAATTCTAATGTTCCTTCTAATACTATAACAAAAATTAAAGAAACTAATATTTCTAATAAACCTAATTTAGATGGTAGTTTAATTTCTTTTGTTAAAGAATCATTAGCATGTAACAACCCAGAAGCATCAACAGGTGGGGGAGCAGGTGATACTGTTGAAGATTTAAAACTTAATACAGCCGCTTCTTTCGCAGCCCAACAAAGAACAGTAACTAAAGAAGATTATATTGTGAGAACATTATCTATGCCTTCTTTATATGGTAGTGTAGCTAAAGCATATATAGTAAAATCTACAGACATAGAAACACCTAATACAAACACGGAATCATCTCAAATATCTTCAAACTTATATATTTTGGGATATGATAGAAATAAATACTTTACTACATGTAATAAAGCTACTAAAACTAATTTAATAACTTATCTTAATTATTATAAACCACTAACAGATTCTATTAATATAATGGATGCTTTTATTATTAATTTTGGAATTGATTTTGAAATTACAACTTTTAGAAATAATAATAATCAACAAGTTTTATTAGATTGTATATCTGAATTAAAAAGTTATTTTAATGTAGATAAATGGGAAATAAATCAACCAATTATAGAATCAGAAGTTATTAATTTAATAGCAAATGTAAAAGGAGTACAATCAGTAATAAATGTTGTGTTTAATAATTTAGCGGGTCAAGAAAAAGGATATTCTAGATTTAGATATGATTTTAAAACAGCTAATAAAAATGGTATAATTTATCCTTCTTTAGATCCAAGTATTTTTGAATTAAAATATCCAGATACGGATATTAAAGGTAAAATAAAACAATATTAAAATGGCATATTACTCAATTTTTCCCGAAAAAGACACTACTATATATAGTCATCCCGATCGAACTAATATGAATACAGGTCGTGATGAAATTCTTGAATTAGTTGAAGAAAAATCAAACACAGGAGAAACATATTTTACTTCTCGTATATTAATGAAGTTTAAAAATATAGATATAAAAGATGTTATAGAAAATAAATTATCAGGTGTAGCAAAAGAAGTAACATCTAACAATTTAAAAATATGTTTAAATTTATATTCTACTGAACATAAACAACTAGCAAATAGTCATGTAATTGAAGCTTTTCCTTTATCACAGTCTTTTAATGAGGGAACACATAGATATGAATCAAATCCACCTTTTATAGCTTCAGGTAGTCTTCAAGCGGCAAATGGGGCAACATGGGTTCATAGAACAGAATTAACATCATCTTTATGGGATACTACAAATTTTAATTCACAAGCAACAGGATCATATACCTTTCAAGCAGGGGGAGGAGCTTGGTACATAGGTAGTGATTTTAGAGGTGAAAATATTTTTTTTGAAAATGATAATTTAGATTTAGATATAGATGTTACTTCTATAATCCAAAAATTCTCTTCAAGTTTTTATACCAGTGCAGTTTATCCTGATGCTATAACTAATAATGGTTTTATAATTAAAAAACCTTCAAGTGTAGAAGAAGACAGTTTAAGTTATGGTGAATTAAGTTATTTTTCAACTAACACACATACAGTTTATCCTCCTAAATTAACTTTTAAATGGGATGATTCATTTTACTCTCATAGTGGAACTACTTTAACTAGTGGAGACATATTTTTATCATTATATAATAATAAATCTGAATTTCAAAGAAAATCAAAACAACGTTTTAGGTTAACAACAAGAAAAAGATACCCAGATAGAACATTTGTAACAAGTTCAAATTTTTTAAATGTACAATATTTACCCGAAACAAGTTACTACAGTGTACGTGATGTAGAAACGGACGAAGTAATAATTCCTTTTGACACAGAATATACAAAATTAAGTGCTAATAGTGATGGAATGTATTTTGATTTATGGATGGAAGGATTTCAACCTGAACGTTATTATAAGTTAATGTTTAGAGTTGATAATAATGATGGAATTAATATTTATGACGAAAATTATTTCTTTAAAATAGTAAGATAATGAAATTAACTAAAAAGGCATATGAAATAACAGAAGCCGATAAACTAATAGACAGGTCTTTTAATGAATTAAAATCATCAGTTGATAATGTTTCATTAACAAATTTTTTTGAAATATACAACAAATTATTTTTTCAAATCCCACAAACAGGAACTTTATCCCACACTATTTTATTTAATAGAAGTGGAGAATATTTAAAAGATGCGGAATTATCCTCAGATAAAATTATTAGAGATTTAAGAAATAACATACAATCTTTAGAACAAAGAATAGCAACTTTAGAATCAGAAAAAAATATTTTAGAAGCTGATAATAAAGTTAAAGAACAAGAAATTTCAATATTAAAACAAAGATAATATAAATGGCTAAGACAATTGCTGAAAATAATACCACTAGAGTGGATATCAAAAATATAGATGATTTAAAATCTATATCCGTTGATAGAAAATTCGGTAGAGCTGAAGATTTTGTAGAAGTTCATATATATGATCTTAATAATAATTTATTAAATAGTATACATGAATACTCTGATTTTGAAACAGGAGAAAATATAGGGGGATTAACAAACGAAATAAATATTAATCCACAACAAATACTTAACGAAAATGGTTATAATACAGGTGAATATAGATTAAAAACAAATATACAAAAAAGAAAGATATTTAATTCTATAACTCCTGTTTTTAAATTATCAGAAATATCAGCAACTAGAAATGAATTAAAATTATCAACAACCGAAGGAAACACAGTATTAGATTCTAATTCTAGAAATTATATCCAAACAATTCAAAGTTCGACTTATTTTAGAGAATTTACATTAAATTTTCAAAATGATATAAACATAGTAGGAGTTAATATGGATATAGATAAATCTAATCCTAATGAATTTTTATTATTAATAAAGTTACTTAAGCCTTTACCAGATAACATATCTGTAGGTGATAAATTAAATATAGTAGAAGATATAGTAGATCCTCTAGAAATAATTTATAATTTAGGTGAATTACCACCTGTAGATACTACAACACCTATAAAAGGTCCTAATTTTAAAATTGATACAAGATTAAATCCTAAAGTATCTAATGAATTTAAATCATTTAATGATATATTAAGTACATCTACTACTTCATCTTATCAAAAACTTTTATCTAAATTAGATGGATATGAAATCCCAGAAATAGATTATGGATATATAAGACCAGTAGATACAGCATCATTAGATTTTTTAACAGTAACACCTACACATTTTGAAAATTTTGTACATTTTGGTAGTGCAACTGAACTATTAAATAATTTTAAATATAAATTAGAATTAATTGAATTATATGGTACTCAATTAAATGATATAGAAACAATTACAGGGGATACAACACAATCAGTAGCTTATACGAATGCATCTTCTTCTATAAAAATTAAAAAAGAAAATTTAATTCAAGGTTTTAGTGGTTATGAACAATTTTTGTATTTTGAGTCAGGAGCATATTCATGGCCTAAAACAAACTCAATAGAACCTTATATATTATCACATACAACTTCTTCAGAAGCAGAAACGTGGTTAGGTAGTGGTGATTCTTATAATCCAAATTATGGTGGTCAATTATTATCTGCTTCTATATTTGATTCTCAAAATCCTAATAAATTATCTAAATTAGTTCCTACTTTTATAGGAGATAGAGAAGAAAACCAACCTTACATATTATTTTGTGATATGGTGGGGCAGCATTTTGATCCCATTTGGACACATATAAAAGAAATAACACAATTAAGAGATAATAGTCATACTTTAGGTGTGTCTAAAGATTTAGTTTATTATACTTTAAAGACATTAGGTATAGAAGGTTATGATCAATTTGAAAATGATGACTTATCACAATATATATTTGGATCAAGTTTAGACCCACAAGACACTTCAACAGTAATTACTGCATCAAATGCAATAGTTTCAAAACAAGACATATCTAAAGAAATTTGGAAACGTTTATACCATAATGCTCCTTATCTTTTAAAAACTAAAGGAACAGAAAGAGGTTTAAGAGCTTTAATTAATTGTTATGGTATCCCAGAAACAGTATTAGATATAAAAGAGTTTGGTAGTTCTGATCCTGATAGAAATGAATTTAAATTATATTCATACCCTAAATTTACACAAGTATTAAGTGGAAATTCTATAACAAACACTAGTACAAATGGAATGTTTATAGAAACAGAATGGTCTTCATCATTAACAAATGCTAATTCTTCTTCAGCTAAAACAGTTGAATTTAGAATAAAACCTAATAGACCACCTAGTGGAGCTAATACCCATTATCATTTATTTTCGTTAACTAATCATTCTTCATTTAATGACATATCAGGATCAGATTTACATTTAACATTACATCCTTATACTGGTAGTA